TAGCATCGATATTATTTCTAAATCTGACTACTTAGAAAATAAAGACCATGAAACATTTAGAGACAGAATTTTTGAGGCATACGAAAATGGTAATGGTACATCAATTTATTGCTAAAAAACTATTGTACAAATAAAATAATATAACGTTATGAATAACTTAACGGCAGACGAAAAAAGTCTTTTATCAGAAATTTTGAGACGTATTTTAATCAATTGTGATTTTGATAAAGAAACCGAACTTTATACAACAAATGAAAGTTTGTTAATTAGCTTTGATAAAAAAACGTTTGGTTATCTTTCAAACCTCAACAAAAGATTAAATCAGTAGAAGAAAATTATATGTGCCAAAAACCATTTTTAAATTGATGGTGTTTTTTGATTTGACCCGATAGAGCTTGCAGCGATGCAGGCTCTTATTTTTTTGTGCTCTATTCAATCAAAACAAGCGAAATGATACAACAACCCACAACAAAGATAAAAGCCCGCAAAGCCCCGAAAAACAGCTTGTTTTAAACCCCAAAATAAGACGTTTAACATTGCCCCGTACATAGTTATCAGGTGCAACAAAAACCAACCCGCAAAGACAGTAGAACGCAAAAACTGACATACTTTTATAAGTATGTTATAATAGCATACCCAAAAATACGAACAATGTTTATATTGCACTAAATTTGTGACTTAATTTAAAAAAAAACAAAAAATTGTGTCATGAAAGAAAAAATCTTACAACAACTCAAAACTAAGTATTCAAATTTAGGGTTGAGCGACGGAACGCTCGAGGGGGTAGCAAGCCAACTCGCATTATACGTCAAAGAAGATGCAGGGGTGGAAGCAGCCGTAAATGGTGCTGAACCAATGCTGAAATCAATTCAATCATTTGCAGATAGTCGGTCAGCAAGTTCAAAAAACGAAGCGGAAAGACTGAAACAGGAAATCGCAGATGCAAAAGCAAAACTCGAAGCGCTTGAAAAAGTAGACCCAAAAAAACCTGATGAAGAAATGCCATCTTACATGAAGGTGTTACTTGATAAGGTCGGAACACTCGAAACAAGTATTTCAGGTTTCAATGCAGAACGTCAAAGCCAATCATTATCACAGAGATTAAACGGAATGCTGACTGAAAAGAAAGTACCTGCCGAATTTTCAAATGTGGCGTTGGTGGGTCGTACTTTTAAAGACGAGGCAGAAGTCAATACGTTGGCGGAAGCAATCGTTGGTCAGTATGAAACATTTAAACAAAAATCGGCTGACTTAGGATTTAGCTTTACAGCACCGCCAGAAGTAGGTAAACTGCCCAAAAGCGATTCCGAAGACATTGCAAAAATGATTAACGACGGCACGAAACAAATTGTTGAAAGTCAAAGTAAACAATAATACTAATCTAAAAAAATAATTTTATGCCAGCAGGAATAATTTATGATTTGGCAATCGTAACAGCTTCTCCCGAAGTATGTAACATCGCCACAATCTACCGTTTGGCTGGTGGATTCAATTTGGAAGATGCCAATTTGGTATCAGGTTCTAAATTACCGCCATTAGCCCCGTTGACTGTTGATTTTGCCACACGCAAAGTAAAAGCAGTCAAAAATGTCATAGTCCAAGCGAATGCAGCAGCAGAAGCAACGGCTATTCGTGTAAAAAAAGGCAGTCTTGCCTATATTGGTATGTTCATTGGTAACGGAAGCAAAGCAGCAGAGGTAACGGGTATCGATGCCACAAATGCAGCTTATGATTTGTTGACCGTTACATTAGCAACTGCCGTAGTTGCAGGGGGTGTATTGATGGAAACATTAGGTGCATCAACCAATGCAGCAGCCGTAAAAGCTATTTACACCCTTACCATTGGAACTGTTGCGGCAGCCGATGACAAGATAACCGTAAATGGCATTGAATACACTTTTGCAGCAGCAGCAGCCGAAGGTAAAATTGCATTTGGAACAACTGCCATCACAATGGCAACCAATTTCCAAGAAGCGTTGGCAGCCGACAACCCTACTTTTGCAGTAAAGGCTAATGGAGCAAAACTGGTCTTCACTCAACAAGTGGCAGGCGTTGGAGCAATCCCAACAATAGCAGTAACTCAAACAGGCGGTGGAACACTCGTTGCTTCAATCGCTGAAACTCTTGCTGGCAATGCTGGCTTAGTGGCTGTTACAACCCCGAAAAATGTTGCAAACGCATTGAATTACGCCTCTGTAAAGGTGGAAACAGGTGCAACTGTTACCGCGATCGGTCAGGTATTTGAAATTAAAGAAGCAAACCTATCAGTACCTATCAGTTCCGCTGACAAGGTGAATTTGGGTTCTCGTTTCATGTTTGTTTAATCTATTAAATTAAAGCTATATGATACTCACATTAGAAAAATTGTTTAACGACAATCTCGTTATCAAAGCCGTAATTGATAGACTACTCCAAACACAGGTAGATACAATTTACTGGCAACGCTATTTGGATTTTGAACAAACCGTTTCTCGGTTGTTTAAAACCTATTTCGGAACTGTTACAGGCGTAACAATGGGGTCTATAATCGACAAAAACGGTCGCAAGCCGTTGAGAGGTCGTCAAAATTTAGGCTCGGGAGTTGGTGAAGTGGCTGCTTTAGGCAATGCCTATCAGCTTGACAATGACCGTTTAGATACTGTCAAAACATTAATTGATAAATTCAATGCAGCTGGTCAGGGTCAACCTGCCGTTATGACTGACATCATCAACTTTTTGGCTGATGATATTCGTCAATGCACCCTTGCCCCTCACAAACGTATGGACTACATCGTTGGTCAGTTGCGTTCAAAGGGTACGGCATCTGTGAAATTAGCTGACAATCCGCAAGGAATCGAGTTGATTGACATTACGTTGCCTGTAATACCTTTAACCCCGACAATTGCTCAAAAAGCTGTTTTGATTTCTTATTTGCAAGCGCAAATTCAAACATTGAAAGCAACGGTTGGTATTTTCGGTATTATGGAAATGAATCAGTCTACATTCAACACCCATATTGCAACTTGTGACGAGTTCAAAAGTATGTATAAAATGACTTTTGGGGGCGTTGACTTTGCAATGGCTGGTGGTTTGATGACTACTGCAATGGCTAATCAGTTCCTCGTTGGGGTTGGTTTACCTGCAATTCGTATCGTTGAAGAATATGTTGTAAAAGAAGACGGTACAACCGTTAATTGTTTTGCAGATGACCGTATTACTTTACTTCGTCAGGAAAAAATCGGAAAAATGATGTGGCACACACCATATGAAATTACCGACCCTGTTCCGAACAAAGTTTATACAGGTCTTGCAGGCGGTCACTTTATCAGCACATTGCGCACCGAAGAAGGTCGTTTCACGGAATACATGGCAGAATGGATGCCTAATTTCAGCGAACCGAACAAAATTGTTATCATTGACTTGACTGCGCAAGCATAAGATCAACTAAAAGATGACAATCTTTGAATACATATCAAATCAGTTTACCTCGTTGGGTCTTGTACTTAACGAGGCTGACTGTTTGAGTGTTGATTTATGGGACACGCAAGTTGATTTAACCCCCGAAAATAAAGATGAAGTTGACGTGGCTATGACTATGTTGATCCCATCTTTATTATTGAGACCTACATCTGTTTCAGAAGGTGGCGTTTCAATTACAAGGGCGCAAAGGTCAGACATTGAAGCGTACTATGCAATCCAATGTAGAAGACTTGGACTGAAAAATATACTTTCACCTCGAATAAAATTCAGATGACACCTAATAATGGATATTTCACAACCAAAGAAAAAGTTGGCGGTGGGTTTAACGAAGACGGGCAACCCGTAAAAGTCGACGAATCCACGACGGAACAATTTGATTGTCATATTCAAAAGGTAACTGATAATAAAAGAGGGGTCTATGAAGACGGTAAGTTTATAAACAGTTCCTATGTTCTTTTCATTCCGCACAATACAAGTTTCAATGTAACCAATATCGAGATTTTCAAAAATGAAAATTCAGTCGGCAAATTTGTTGTTCAAAGTATCGAACATCTCATGCTGGTTGGAAGGACTGTAATAACCGTTTAAAATGCCTTTTCACAAAACGTTAAACCCAAACGACATTTCTAATTTCTTTGATGCAATTCAAAAAAAAGCAGAAAAAGAACTCATAGATATGTTTGTAGAAGTTGGTCATAAGTGTTTATTGGCAATGGAAAGCGACAGGGGTTACAGAAATGTAACTTTCAATTTAAGTGATTCTCGAGGGTTTGTGGTTGTCAAAAATCGGGTTGTAATTTATTCGAGCGTATTTAAAAGCACAACAGGGGGGCAAACAGGGCAAGGACTGGCACATCAAAGGGCTGCTAATGTAAACGGTATCGGGTTAGTAATAGTTGCGGGTATGCATTATGCAGAGCATCTGGAAGCAATCGGAAAACAAGTTTATACAGCGGGCTACCTGACAGCCGAACACCTTATTCCTAAAATGCTTAATCAACTTGGATATAAATGAAAAAGACATCGGACGAAATAGAAGCAGATGTTTTCTCGGCACTTCAAAAAAGTGATTTGAAAACTCTAATTAGTGGGGGTATTTATTTTAATGGCACACGCCCGTTAAATTCAAAAGCCGAAGATGCTGTAATTTCATTTATTGCTGGAATTGATGCACAAGTTCAAACTGGCGTTGTAAATGTCAATGTTTATGTGCCAAACATCGACAATGGCGATGGTGCATTAGTTAAAGACGTTGCACGTTGTAAAGAGGTGGCAATGGAATTACAAGAATTTCAGATAAGCATCCAAGTTTGTGACGAATACTATTTTGAACTCGATTCTATAATCAAAACTTTTAAAGCCGACGAAATAGAGGAACATTTTGTCAATTGTCGATTAAAATTCAAAAGAATAACATTTTAAAATTATAAAATTATGGCTACATTAACATGGGGGAAACCCTTAATAGAAATAGCACCAATTACAGCTGGAATTATCGGCACTTATGTCGAAGTACCCAACATCAAAGAAGACAGTACAAAACTGACTACTGCTAAAGGTGCAAAAACGGACGCTACAATCGAAGGTGGCGACATTATTGATTCGCGGTACAAAAAAAGCAACTATGCATTGGAAATTGAAGTTTGGGCTATCGATGACAAGCCGATTGAAGATTCTGATGGAAATGTTGCTGGGTATTACGCTGTTCGGGTAACACCCGAAGATGATACGCTCGAAGGGTTTCTCATTACAAAAGCTGCCGTACAAGTGGAAGACATTTTCACTTCTAAGGACGGTAAAACATGGAAGTACACTTTTGATGCATTGTTACCGGCAACGGGCAATAAACTGCAAGCGTACACAAAAGCATAAACTTTGTACAAATATGAGCATTCCCTGATTAAAATTCAATCGGGGATGCTTATGTTGTACGCTAAAAACTAAAAATCATGATACAGAAAGCATTTTGGGTTGGCGATAAACAATTTGTTGTCGAAACAGCAACCGCAAAGGAAAAGGCAGAATTGAAAGCTGAAAATCCTAAATTATACGCACGATATTTCGGTAAAACGAAAGTTATTGTTCCAGTTGTCGAAAAAATCGAAACAATAGAAACAGACGTTGCAAAACCAACGCCAAAAAAAGAAGCATGAAAAACACCGTCGAAAAGAGAACAGCCGAAACGATTTTGGAAACTCCATTCACGGTGACTATCGGGGTCAAATCTTATGAGGTCGCACGACCATCATTAGCGACGTTGATTGAAGTTTCCAAATTCATTTCTCAACTGCCTGAAAACATTGAGAAAATGGAAGACGACGAAGACCAAATGTTGAGAGAGGTTTTGTCGGTTGCTGTCGATTGTCGGTATTTAGGTGACATTGTGGCTATTCTTATACTTGGAAGCAAAGGACTTAAAGCACGAAAATTCAACCCACAAAAAAGGCGACGTTTCAGCTTTATGCCTGTATCAAAAGAAGAAACCATAGACCCACAAAGGGAATTGGCAAACGAGGTAAACGAAGAAATGAACGCCAAAGAGATTTTTGAGCTTATAATTACGTTGCTTCAAAAACTCGAGGTTGCTTTTTTTTTAAGCACTATAATTTTCCTGAAAGAAGTAAATCTTCTAAGAAAGACGAAGTTTTAAATGACAGCATTTGGTCATTGGTCGCTGGAATTGCAAAAAGTTACAATCTTACACCTGATTATGTATTGCATGAAATGAGTTATGCGAACATCGCCCTTTATAGTTCCGTTTTGCCCAGCTTTGACGACGAAACAGACAAGACGAACAAAAAAGGTGAGCCGATAATAAAAGCAGACGACCCAAAAAATAGAGATTTAGTACACAGTATTTTATTCGGATAGGATATGCCAAATTACGGAGAGTTCGGGCTTGATAATACCCGTTTTAAACATGACATTGAAGAAGCAAAAGCAGCTTTAAATGGTATCGGAAAAACAGCCGAACAAAACGCTTCAACAATGGATTCCGCTTTTAAAAAGGCGGGTCAAATGGCCGCGGGTTATTTCTCTATTCAGGCAGCGGCGGGGTTCGTTTCTCAATTGGTACAGGTTCGGGGGGAATTTCAAAAACTCGAGGTTGGATTTACTACCATGCTCGGAAGCAAAGAAAAATCCAATCAATTAATGGCGCAAATGGTCGATACGGCTATGAAAACGCCTTTTACACTTCAAGAAGTTGCGGGCGGGGCAAAACAATTACTTGCCTATCAGGTTGCACAACAAGATATTAACAAAACTCTTATCGAATTAGGCAATATATCGGCTGGGCTTGGTGTTCCAATCGGTCGTCTTATTATGGTTTATGGTCAGGTCAAAGCCAAAGGTAAACTTATGGGCGATGATTTGAGACAGTTTACCGAAGCGGGCGTTCCAATGGTTCATGAACTTGCAAAACAAATGGGCGTTGCTGATTCAGAGGTTACAAAATTAATCACATCGGGTAAGGTCGGATTTCCCGAAGTTCAGGCAGTCATTCATAATCTGACAGGCGAAGGCGGTATGTTTTTCAACCTGATGGCTGCACAAAGTTTAACGGTTACGGGTCAACTATCCAACTTACAAGATGCATGGTCAAAAATGCTCAACCAAATAGGGGCAGATAATGACGGGCTGATCTACGGGGCAATTAGTGGGGTTTCTTCACTTATTACAAACTATGAAACGGTAGGTAAAATCGTTGAATCCCTTATTATCACTTATGGAGTATATAAGGCTGCCCTAATGGTTTCAAGTATTGCAACAGCGGTAGAATTAGGGTTGACAAGTCAACAGGTTATCGCTAATATCGGAAAGGTTTCAAGTTTGGCAATGGCAACCACAGCGACACAAGCTCAAACGGTTGCAAATATACAGGGTACGGCTGCTCAATCGACGTTAAACGCTGTAATCATGGCGAACCCATATGTTTTTCTTGCTGCTGGAATCGTTGCCGTTGTAGGTGCAATGTGGGCTTTACAAGATAACACGACAGCACAGGAAGCAGCACAACAAAGGCTCAATGACACAACAGATGCAGCCACGCAAAAGAAAGATGAATTGTCGAATAGAACACAGGCATTAACTGGGACTATAAACGACCAAAATAGAACTTTGTTAGCACAAGTAACAGCATTCGAGGAACTGAAAAACAAATATCCTGAATTGCTTGCAAATTTAGATTTGCAAATGTTTAAAGCATTGGGGGCAACCCAACAACAGAAACTTTTAAACAAAGCGATGGAAGAAGGGGCTAACAAAGAGTTAGACAGAAGCATACAGGATGCTCAATCGTCGCTTGGTTCAACAAAAGATTATTCCAAAAACATTGGTTTTGTAAATAAGTATAAAGATTATTGGTTAGACATGACCAGTTTGAGTTTGATTTTTGAAAAAAATCAGGCTTTGGCTGACAAAGAAGTCGAAACGGCTGAAATATATTTGAAAAAGTTACAAGACCAAAAAGCTGCAAAAGAAGAAATGGTTCGGTTAGCAGAAATTGAAGCGTTACCCGAAGCGGAAAAAATCGCTTATTACGACCAACAAATCGAATTAATTAAAAAGAAAATTGAACTTTTAGGCGGTACTGTAAACGAAACAATAAAGGTTGGCAATAGCGTTGAAAAAGCAAATGAAAAATGGCAACTGTTTGCAGGCAATGGCGTTCCTGAATTTGTTACTACAACCGACATATTATTAAAAGGGTTTGGTATTAGCTTACAAGATGCTATTAACAAAAAAAATAAATTAGTTGACCCGAACACAAAAGCAAAATCTAAATGGACTAAAGATGACTGGGAAAACGAAAAGAAAATAGCGGATGACTTATGGGATAAAACGACAGCGGAAGTTTCTAAAAAAGACAAAGCAGCAATCAAAGCCCGAATAGATGCAGCCAAAAAAGCCTTATCATCATGGGATATTTCCGACAGTTCCGCAAACAAAGCAGAATCGACCGCTGACAAACTTAAAAAAGAAAGAAGTAACTTAACTAAAGATATTGAAAAAGAAACCCTTGACGAAAAACGTAGGGGTATCGACATGGCTTTTGCATCTGAACAGGCTATTATAAACGTGAAAACTGACGGCTTTGAAAAAGAGTTGGCGCAGCTTATTTTGAACAATAAAAAGAAAGAGGAAGAAATAAAACGGGCAGCCGAAAAAGAACTCGAACTGGAACAGCAAAAAGCAGACAAAATTTGGTCGCTCACAGCCCAAAGAGATAAAAAAGGTAATTTGATAGGCGAACCGCCAAAAGTTTCTTTATCAGCACCATCCGTTGCAGCATACGGGCAGGCACGTTCAAACAATACAGCGGAATTTGATTTCGGCAAACAAAATTTACTCGACAAACTTGCAAAAGAATATCAGTCGTTTGATGACCAACGACGAGAAATAGATAAAAAATATCGTGAAGATGAAAAGTCTTTAAACGCTAATTTTACAGGGGCAGCACTAACATCCAAACTTGCGGAACTTAGACAAAAGACAAAAGAGGCTTATCAACAGGTCGACAAAGACCAAGCCGATTCAGCATTTAAAAATAATGCTTTGCTTGTATCATTATTTGACGACATGGCGGGTAAATCCGTTGCTGATTTACGCAAAGTTGCCGATGAAGCAGCCAGTCTGTTTGATTATCTGAAAAATACAGCGGTAAAAGATATTACCCCTAAATTTGGGCTTTCAGTTGCGGAACTTACAACATTGAAGCTGGGTAAAGCTGAAATGAAAGACATTGCAACTCAAATCAAAACGGTAAACGACCAAGCCGATCTATTAGAGACAGGGTTCAAAAAAGTTAGTACTTCGATAAAAAAGATTTCAGAGGCTATAAGTCAGGAAACCGTCGGGAATATAAAAATCAAAGAGGGCAAAAGACTTGTTGCAAGCGGGGATGTTGATTTAATCAAAGAGGGAAAAGCCTTGATTAAAATAGGCATGGCTGACATTGTTGAAGGGGCTGCAAAAGCGAAAGAAGGCATCAAGGGGTTAGCGGAAGACTTTAAAAGCGTATCGAATTATGCAAGTATGGCATCGGGGTTACTTAGTGCTATATCAACCCAAGAAGGAGATGTTGCAGACCAAGCGGTCAAAAGTATCGATGCGGTGATGAAAATAGCAACGCCCGTCGTGGATGCGCTTGCAAAAGGTGATTATGCGGGGGCTGCAATTGCTTTAGTAGTTGGAACGTTGACGCAAATTTTTGAAGCGGAAAAGGCACATCAGGAAGCATTGAAAAAGCTACAAGACGAAAAAACGGCTCAACAAAAAGCATATAACGATTTATTGATTCAACAAAACAAATTGTTGAAAGATGCAGAAACCATTTTCGGGGCTGATGCGTATGCTAAGGCAATCGGGTACGCTCAACAGGCAGACCAATACAGAAACCTGCTTTTTGGCGGTGACAGGACTGGCGACATAGCCTCGAGAAATACATACCCTCAAACAAGTAGCAAAAATAACTACAATCAGGGCGCAATGACAGCGTTGGAAAGCGCAACGGTTCAAACAGGGTCGCACAAAGGCGGGTTATTTGGTTGGGGCGGTGAAGTTAAAGATTATAGCAGTTTACTATCTACTTATAAAGATTTGATTAATGCTGATGGAACGCTAAACAAAGAAAGAGCGCAGGCAATACTTGACAATGAATCCCTTGATGAAACAAGCAGAGCAGCCCTGCAATCTGCTTTGGATTACACAAAAGACTATGAAGCAGCGCTCAAATCAATGAGTGACTATTTGAATAGTGTATTTGGGTCTTTAGGTGAAAACATGATGAAGGCAATTACTGACAATCTTAATGATTCACAGGCAGCATTAAAACAATTTGGGGTTTCCGCTGGTCAAACGATTGAAAAATTGATGACAGATATTGCATATTCTATGTTTTTTGCCGATAAGTTCAAAGAAATGAGCGATGCAGCATTGGCAATTCAAAAAGACAATACTAAAACCCCCGAAGAAAAGGCAGCTGAACAACAAAAACTATTAGCCGATTTCTATAACGGGATTGGTACGGAAATAAAAGATGCGCAAGATTTTTTGAAAAATAGCAAAGATGCAGCAACAAAGGCAGGTTTTAGTATCTTTAACGACACGGCACGAACAGCCACAGCAAAAGGCATAGCAACCGCTTCGCAAGAAAGTGTTGATGAAAATAACGGACGGTTGACGGCGATGCAGGGTCACACTTATCAAATTAATGAAAGTGTCAAAATTTTGGCATTAAACAGCCCGAAAGTCCTATTAACCCTTATGGGAATAAAAGATGATACAGGAGGAATGAGAACAGATATTACAGCGATAAAACAGGGAATTTCAGATATAAATATGAAAGGCATTTATTTAAAAGTTTAATCAAAATGACAGGGGTTGTAACAATTGACGGACACAATGTATTGACTGAATTTGGTATAATTATAACCGAAAGCAGTTATGCATCCATTATGTCATATCCACCCCTGAAAGCACCCGACACGGTAGATTGGGCGGAACGGAACGGAATTGAAGTTGATTTATCACAGCCAGTTTTAGACACAAAAGAGGTCGATATAAATTTTGTTGCTCTTTCAACTGCCAATGTGGCTGGATTTATTCAATTATTGCGGAATACGGTCTATCATGCTTGCGTTTTTTCCGATCTTTCTTTGACAAAGAATTTGAGGTTGGTTTCAAATAGTAATTATACAGGTACGCTCTTTTCACAAACGCAATTTGTGCTAAAGTTTGCCGATGATTTTCCATTGCAAAGTTATACCTATTCACCCGCTTCATCAACATTGGTTTCAGCACAGGGGTACACCTTAGACAGCGTTGATTTGTCATCGTATGGTATTGCCGTACTATTAGGAAGTGATGCCGAAATTTTAAAAATCCCTGATGTCAAACTACGACAAAATTATGGGAACAAATTCACGGCTGGGTTGAAATATGACGATGCAGTTATCACAGGGGATGACGTATTGGTTTCGGCTAAAGATGTAACGTTGAAGTTACTAATGAAAGCGACAAGTATCTCAAATTTTTGGCTAAATTACAATGCTTTTCTTTATAATTTAACCAAACCGAATAAACGTACGTTTGGAGCTTCTTTTAATTCGTCATCAAATTATTGTTACTACAAAAATTCAAAAATGACCGAATTTCTTTCTGACGATGTTTGGAACAGATTTGATTGGACATTAATGACCGATGTATTTATTCCTGATGTTTGGGTCAAATTTGATTTGACATTAGTATTTATTGGTACGGTTTAAATTTATAAATTACAGAACAATGGCACAACTCTTAAAAGTAAATCGCGGAAAATCTTTAACAATCGGATTTGTATTTCCCGAAACGTACGATTTGGATCGGATAGAACTGATAAAAGTCTATCTCGGAAATACTATTTATACTCATACCATTTCTGATAATGTCGTACGTTGTGAGTTAAAAAGCGATGATACGGCAGTAATTTTTGGTAGTCAAAAACTATCGTTTTGGCTGGATGACCATCAACTTGGTGTTTATCCTTTTCCCGTAGGCGAAATTCAGTTTGATACAATCAATGCAGTGGCTCATAACGCAAGCATAAACGAGGGCTTTGATTTGTTGATTAATTTAGCAATCACCGAAACGGCTATAAGCATTAATTCAGTTTTATATAATTGTTTTCAAGGCTTAGATGCTTTTCATGTTTGGCAGCAAATAGAGGGAAACGAGGGAAAAACCGAACAGGATTTTTTTGATTTTCTACAACTACCAGCAACTAATGCTGCTGGAAACGGTGCTCCTAAAGGTTCTTATGCTGATTTAGCCACTTTAATTGCTACCAATCCTGACCACGCATTTAATTATCTAACCATAGATAATGGTTATTGGAATTATTATAATGGAACTACCTTTGTTGATGGCGGAGAATATTTAAGTACTGGGGATGCAGCCACAAAAACTGATTTAACAGTAAAAATAAATAAA